TTTTGTCAAATTCTGCAACCAAAATTTACCGGAAAACCACCTTGATGATATTCTCTGCCACGCGCTCGATTACACGGTATCCTCGGAGAATCTTGCCCTCTACCAGCATATACTCACTGTCCACTGCGGTTGCAATCCCGCCATCCGCTACTTTGCAGTAGCCGTTTACCTGACAGCTCCCATCATCGTACACCGCCAGCACGCCCAGCATTCCAATTGCCGCCCACTCTGGACGATCTTTGCGTTCAATATAAATCGCCATAGGGTCATATCCTTCCACTTGTTCCAGTTGCATTTCTGTTCGAAATTCTCCCATTTCTATCTCGCGTATTTTATGTTCATACTCTCCCGTTTCATTTCCATCTTCATCTAAAATAGGCTCCGTTATCTCTTCTGTTTCGGTAACTGGCACTTGAACTTCCTTTCGAATCAACCGCCCTAATGCATCCTTTTTCCAACGTCCCGCCCAATCCTCTGGCGAATTTCCAATGACAGACGGTGCACCAGATACAATACCTAAAATGTAGTCCTGACTAGATGCAATTCGTACTTTGTCACCGTCCAATGTAACAAAATACCCAACACGATCTTCTCCATTCGGATTACTATCCAGCCATTCAAACATTTCAGCATAATCTGCACCACCAGTGTTATATGCTGCGTTTGCATATACAGTACCACCACTTGTAATACGGAAACAATTACTCCTATTATTAGAATTTGCACCATTACCAATCAAAAAATAGTTACCACCTTCTTGACTGTTATCAATATCTTTATTTATCACTCTATTATATTTTCCCATAATAAATTGAACATATTCATTTGATACTGTACCACGACCAATGGCATAAGAACAATTTCCACCGGCTATTGTACGACTACCTTCTGCATGAGAATTTCTTGCAACTGCCATACAAGCACTACCTCCTGCATGAGATGGTTCATACTTATTATCAGATTCTGTATATGGTGTAATAATAGCAACAATTTTACTATCAGTACTTGTAGAAGGAGTAATTGTAATTGATTTATTAGCTGCATTTATTGAAGTAATTGTACGTTCATAACATTGAATATTTGCATAATATGCATCGACTAAAACAATTTCATCCCCTACCTTTAATTTAGCAAAAGACGTATTTATATAATCTAAGCCTATATCCTGATTTATAGTTAAAGTCGTCACAGCACCACTTATTTCTACTATTGGAAGAACATTGTCTTTTGAAGAAGCAATTGACCCATTACCCTCAGCAAAATGTCCATAATTTCCATAAGCACGAGTATAATAACCTACACTACAACCAGCATTTTTGCAATGTGCTTCTGATTTCCATCCTATTGCAATACACCAATCTCCATCTATTTTTGTATAATACCCTACTGCAATATTCCCTTCTCCTTTTACTTCCGACACAACACCTGTAACGAAGTTTTTCGATCCACTTTCACTGCATGCAAAACCTGACGCTATAGAATAACTTCCAGACGCAATTGCATTTATTCCCAATGAACAACTATAATCTCCGGTTATAGATGCATTATCATTAAAGGCAATTTTATTATTATTATATTGACTTTTACTTGCATAGGTATTAACAATATTTCGCCCATTTCCATCCTGTATTGCTTTGGTGGCGGTCGTAGCGGTCGTAGCACTACCAGCAGTAGTAGCATGAGAAACAGACTGCGAACCAATATTTGCAGATGTTATCACTTCACACCAAGGTCTCCATGCATCCGAACCTAATATGGCTTCGCGAAAATAAATCTTATCTGCATTTGTATTATATGGATACAAAAATTGTATACAAGGCGCGGCACTATATCCTTTTATTGTATGAACTGTGCAATATTGAATGCCATTAAATCGATTTGCCGGGCTATTACTGAAAAATATACTCTCTCCTTTTGGATACGTACTTGGTAAATCTGTGCCTTGCCTCCAATTATCTACTTGTGTGATCTTCTGTGCACCTGAATCAATACCATTCAGTTTCGTTTTATCCGCCGCGCTCATCAATCCTGCGGTGCTTGGCGTTGCCGCTTCTGTTCCCGCCTTGGCATTCCATGTTTTTTTATTCTGGTCTGTCACATGACTTGTTTCATCATCAATATGATCTGCTATTTTCTGTGCTAATTTTTCTGCTGCTAACTTTAAAAATGCATCATTATTCAAAAGCTGTGCAAGTAGCGGATTAAAGACATTTGCGTGTCCCGGATCATTTGTTTCCAGCATTCGCATTTCTGTGCTAAATTCTGGTGGATCTTTCGTTACAAACTTTGCCACGGTATCCCCTCCTTAAAAAATCTCGTCCATATCCCAAACGAATTCCATATCTGCGTCCTTTCCCTTTGGCAGGAACGTCTTGTAAGCAACCAGATCACCTTCTGCGTCAAACAGTCCCATCTCACTTATCATCTGGTCTGCCAATTCCTCTTTCCCCAGCCTCACACTGTAGCGTCCAGTTGTCGTTATCGGGTAAGAGTGGCTATCAATGTCTTTTTTTAACAACTCATTCCGCAGAGAAACTTCCTCCCCTGTTGTTGCAATCGGTGTGCCGTTCTCATCTACTCCCCCGCTACCGAATGCCATCTGCGTAATGATTGGCAATGTGATATCCCCCGCGTGCGCTTTGCAGAGTTTTTCCCTTCCTATCTTTGTGATTACTCCTTGTGCCATGATTCTTTCTATCCTTTCCATTTAATATTTTATTTATATAGCTATATTTCCTCTTCGTAGATTTCCGCATCCAGTATGCGGCTCCCGTCCAGCATCACGCTGCCATCCAGTTGCCACAAGTCCTTTTCTACAGTCAGAATTCCATCAGTTTTTATCTCACAGTCCGCAAAACTTTCCATTTTGAGCGCGCTCTCTGGTGCAATCTTCATTTTAGCATCCCCAATGATCTGCGCCGAAGCCTCCGTATCCACACGCTCTTCCACTGCGCCTTGCATGGTCAATCGGCTGCTAGTCTGTGTCCCTATGTTGGTACTACCCTGTAAAAAAAATCTGCTTATGGTCTGTGCCTTGGCATACGCCGCACCCCATATCCTAAGCGCGGTATCATTTTTTATTTCAAGTGATATTTCCGGCCGGAAAAGCAGTTTTGCAACCGCCGTTCCAGCGCGCTCTGTGCGCCAGTTTGCGCCTGCGATTATTTGCAGTGCAACGGGATAAAAATCTAAACTTTCCCCCGACAAATACCCATTTAGGAGATACGTCCCATCCAACCGCGCCCTGCCGTCCAGCAGAAACGGTGGTGTGTTATAGCGCGGATAAAACGCGCTGATTATTCGCAATCCGGACTCTACATTCACTGGTACAGGGATTTCTATTCCCAGCCGATCTGCTAAACAAAATACTAAGTTTGCAGGGATTTTCTTTGATAAAAGAGCAAAAATATCCCTCGTGCAAATCGTTTCTTCCTCGTTGCTCTGAATCTCGATATACAGCCTGTTGTTTCCCTCATCATCAAAAGGTTCCAACTTACAAGTAACAGGAGAGTCAGTATATACTGCAATCATTTGATAAATTTTCGAAGCAGAGATCTTTCCGGAACCAACAAAATAGGACTTTACAAGCTTTCTGCGCTCTTCAAGAGTGCGGTTCTTGCTCTGTCCTATTTTTAAAAAATTTTCTAGTTTTGATATGGTTGCTTCGTCTGCATAATCAATAAATCCATTGAGATATGTCTGCTCGATATTCCGCTCTATATCATCCAGTATCCTGCCATGCGCCTTGAGGATCTCCACCATTTCAAAAACATTCCTGTAAAACCGAGGATAATAGGTAATTAACTCCTCGTAGTTGTTGGCATAGTACGGTTCATAAAATTTCACAAAATGCTCACCTCCCCAATCACTGGAACATCATCCTCATTTGGTACGATATTTGTTGTTGCTCCATTCAGTTTAAGATCTCTATAGTCAAGAATCGTCTGCAATCCGCTTAAAATCGCCCCAATCGCAGATACTCTGACCACAATATCCACTTCCTCTGCCGTGGTAAGTACAAGTCCCTTGAAATATTTCTCAATTGCCGCTTCTGCTTCCTGCCTTGCTGCATCCTTTGTAACTCCACTCGCCAGCTCCGCCGCAAAACTCACATTTACTACAAGTGGAATTGCTGCCGCTGCGGTAAAATGCGACCCAAGGTTTGCCGCTCCCTCCCCCAGTCCATCTCCTACTATGTATGTCCTGCCGTCCACTGTAGCAGTGTAGCCCTTTGTTGCCGGATCGACATATTCCTGAACCTCTGCAACCTTTGCCGCTCCACATGGTTTCCCTGTCGTATCAATCAGTATTGCTTTCACTGTATTCGGTCCATTCCAGAGCGGGGAAATCCTTGCTCTGCCTACCCCGTCAATGCTCTCGCACCATGTTTTATAATGCTGCTTATTCCCGTTCTCAGCCGGTCCCGCGATTTTCTCCTGCACACGGATGCGAAGGCTTTCATCGTCTTCCTCATTGCTACCATTTTCATAGATCGCCCCGAACGTAGCGGAAACAAGCCCTTCTATGTTGTTTACTGGAATGGCTGGTGTACTGATATATATATCATTCCCTCCGATACCCGCCGCCTCTGCTTCAAGATAATAGATCAACTGACCGCTTTCTTCCCTGCTCCGCAGAACGAAATATTGCCCGTTGGTATAAAATCTTTCCCCGGTCTGTGGCATAACTCCCTCAAAGGTAACGAGATACTTTGCCCTTGTAGCTGCAAGCCTAAAAACTCCCTGTTCGCTCGCCCGTAAGTCAAGTGCTTTGCCCGTTGCTGTTGCAATACTCATCATCTCTACAATAAGATCAAGATCGGTGTAGAGTTTTGCGATTTTAAGCAAAGGTCCCGAAACTGCATCATAAAAAATACTCCCCTGCCGGGTGTCAATTCCCTTTGGCGCATTACTTAACACATCCTCTAAAAGCCGCTCGTAGGTGTAATCCTCAAACACTCTAAATCACCTCCTCAACCTCTGTTTCTCCAAATATTGTTTCTGCCCGGAAGGAGATGTGCGCAGCATCCTCTCTGAATTCAAAACGGAAATCATATATGGATAATATGCGCGTATCCGGACGAAGAGCATCCCTGATAAATCCCTCCGTCACTGCCTCGATATACTCCGGATCTGCATCCTTTGAAATAATTGCCTCTTCTACCTCACTGCCATACTGATTATCGTAAATCAGGCATTTAAAACGCGGGGTAAGAATGGCTTTCCGGATTGCCTGGTTCACGGCTTCTAACTCATCTACCCGCCCAACGATACGCCCAGCTTCAAGATCAAGACGGTATGTTAATGAGGGCTGCTCCTCTGCCTCTGAAACAGTTTCTATTGGTATCGGAATATATGTAGCTTCCATGTCATACTACCTTTCCATTCTAGTTTTAACCCGGTCAAGCACATAATATTGTTTGCCATGATTAAATGACAATACATAAACTTTTTCCCCTTTCACCAGTTTATTATGAACGGTGATTTTGTGCTTAATGGTCTTAGGTCTTTTAAAACTGATTTTCGATTCCGGACTTTCCAAGGTTTCTGCCATATCCCATGTGGTAAATACTTGTTTTGTGTCTGGATTGTCAAATGTGATTTCCGTTTCATAGTCTGTAAGCTGCCAGGGTATGAAGGTATTATTTTCTGTAATGTTCCATTTTGCGTCACCTTCCATTTGGATTTTTAGTGGCTTTTCTAAAATTACTGTCCCCTGCAAAACTTCTGGCATTTGTCCGCCTACTATGCTTTGTATCAACTGCTTTATACTTGTTTCCTCTGCCATTCTAGCACCTCCCCGCTATCAAATATCATTTGCATAATTCAACGTTAAAGACATGGTGTGCATATTATCCCGGAATGTATGTGTGTCACTATCTACATAAAACGTTCGGGATAACTCAAGTTCTGGAATAATAATATACACACCTATCCCGGAAATTACCTCAGTTATCCCCATTGCCTCCACATCCAGCGTTCGCTCCGGTGTACTTTTTTCTTCAAGAATACTTTTAATAAGGTCATTGATCTGCGCTGTGGTAAGGTTCTCTTCCGGAGTTTTAATTTCTTGAAAAACTCCGACTTTCTTTTCCAATGCAGCATTGCTTTTTTGCGCAACTGCCACACCACCTTCCGATACCAGTTTAACACGGGTTTTTATTTCCTCAATACTGCGCATATAGGAATAAGAGGAAATATTCTGTCCAGTTTCAATCACCCATTGCAGTATGTTCTCGCGCCGTGTCAATAAACTCAATTTTCCTTTTTTGCTCGATACATAATGTCTTATTCCCGTAGCACGAAAATCAAGGCTCAATGCATCCAAAATAGCATCAAGCGCGGTAGTTCTTGGTTTTGTAAGTTCAGGAATTTTATAAGTACATTTCGCAACTTCCCTCACAGGTATCCCAAAGCGTGTGCAGCAATCCCGGAACACATCACTTGCCGTTTTATTTTCATAAATAAAGGTATCCTTATTATTTGCCAGATATATCCCATTATCATATGCCTTAAATGTGAGCCTTTTCTGGCTGCTCTGATTCTGCATCATAATGATTCCCCGGAAAAGCTCATTCCCATTATAACTAAAAATACATTGATGCCCCTGCTCTACCTCAATCCCACTTCGGGCGTGCTGATATCCATCATCATCTACAAGTGTAGCCGAAAGCGTTCGGGCGGATGCACCTTTTCGCCCGCTCCATTTGATCTGTTCAACAAGCTGCGTAATATCATATCCCTGTCCGTTCTTCATGATAATCAGGTTTATTCCCTCCACTGTATCAGCCTCCCCTTATGGTATGGTAAGAACCTGTCCGGGATAAATCAGGTTCGGATTTCCACCAATCAATTTTTTGTTGGCATTATAGATTTTTGTATACTGTGAACCGCTCCCATAGTATCTTTTCGCGATATTAAAAAGGCAGTCGCCGCTTTTTACAGTATAAGTTTTCGGTTTAACCGAGTTATCCACCCTCGGTTCATTTTTTGCCACGGATGCCGTTCCTTTTTTATCCACCTTTACTTTCCGGACTTTGATTTCCCGGTACTCTTTGAGTGTGATGCTATACTGGTATGTACCAGGATCCCCGCCTTCCTCACTGTACTGAAACTCTTCTATTGTACAGTAAATATCCACGCCACAGGCAGTAACAATAAAGTGAACCGGGGCTTTCCCCGCTTTCCAAGAATTTATTTTCTGAATCAGGAAAAGTGGTTTTGTTATATTTTCTACCTGTATTCCCGGAAATTTCGTTGCTGGAAAAAAGCTGGAAAACGAAAATTTCAGGGCTGGGCGGCTCTGCATAATCACAATTTCACCAAGCCCCGAAATATTCACGCTTTCATTCACGCTTCCATTTACCGTTTTAAAACTCGTTGGCAAGACGGGGAGCCGTATCTTTTCTTTTTCCGCATTGGAGGTAAGCCATATTTGGTATTTAGTACCCATACGAGTATTGTCCCTCCTCATAGATTTCACTTTGTACAATATTCATTAACACTGGTTTTAGGTGTTCATAAAGGACGGCAAGAATCGTTTCTTTATCCGCCTTGCTGTCTATCTCAATTGCGCCACTTCCTGCAATCTCAAGCAGAATTCGTTTGACTTGTTCTGTCGCGCCGCCACCCTCTACTCTGTCGTTTGTTCCTGTGCCAGCAAGTATCTGTAATGGTCGCCGCTTTTCGTTCAATGCGGAGATAAGCCTGTCGGTTTCTTGCGTCGGAAATACCGTACTCCCCGGTTCTCCGGCAATAAGTTCTGGTCCGTTCTCTCCGGCAATAAAATAATCCGTGCTATTGGTTGTTCCCTTTGCGTATGTGGCTGCTGGTCGCGCAATCAGCTCTGGTCCCTCCTCACCCGCAAGAAATACATTTTCCGCATTCGTTGTTCCGTTTGCGTGTGCAGGAATAGAAGCGGCTTTTGTATTTACACTTACACTAACACCCGCACCCCTGCTTGCTAATGCTGCCGCTACAGCGTCTGCCACTTCCGTTGCTGCATTTACCGCACCATTCTTTCCGTTCCGGATCTGATCGGCATAGGCTTCAATTGTGGATTTTGCGGAAACTGCCGCCTCCTCGCTCAAATTCATGTTTTCCACTGTGGACTGCATTTCCAGTTCAATCTCGTCCATCTGCGCGGAAAAATCCGTAAGGAAATCTGCCGTTACCGCTGCCGCCGCTTCCTGCTGCTCAGATACCTTTGCCATAGTATTTGACAAGGACTCTATGGCATCCATATCCCCTTTCTGGATCGCTGCCGCCATACTGTCTGCAAATCCTGCCGCCTGTTCGCTACCGTCCTGCGCATAGGCAAGAAGGGCTTCGTAATTTTCTCTCGCCTCACCAGTTAAGCCCTTGCCGTACTCCGTCAATACTTGGAGGTTTGTATTGTAATTTTCCCAATAAGCAAGCTGGCTTTCCAGTGCCTTCTGCGCATTTTCCACGGTGGATTTTGTATATTTTTCGGATTTTACACTCGCCTCATCAAAAAGCCCGAACTGACCTTCAAAACTCCTTGCTGCTGCTCCATAGGCTTCATCATATGCGACACACAGTTCAGAAACATTAGAACGTATGTTCTCATAAGCATCCGATACCGCATCTTGCCAAGATACTGTCCTTTCTGTTGCTTCTGCAATGGTTTCCCGCCCCGCTCGAATCTGGTCAGCGTATGCGGTAACTGTTTCCTGCGCCGCCTGTGCTGCTTCCTCACTTAGGTTCATATTTTCCACTGTGGATTTCATTTCCTGCTCGATCTCATCCATCTGAACAGAAAAATCGGTGGAAAAATTCGCCGTCATTGTTGTCGCCACTGCTTGCTGTTTGGATAACTCTGCCAAGGTATTAGAGAGAGAATTTACTGCGTCTTCATCCCCGCTTCGAATTGCTCTCGCCATGCTTGAGGCAAATCCGGCAGCTTGCTCACTGCCGTCCTGTGTGTAAATAAGAAGTTCCCTGTAATTTTCTCTCGCTTCTCCGGTTAGATCCTGGCCATACTCTATAATGGTCTGTAAATTTGCATTGTAATCCTGCCAATAGGTAATCTGGCTTTCCAATGCTTTCTGCGCATTCTCTACTGTAGCACTTAAATAAGCTTCCGATTTTATACTGGCTTCGTCAAAAAGACCAAACTGACCCCGGAAACTCTCAAGGGCGGCTTTGTACACATCCTCATAGGCAGTACATAAATCTTCGATATCTCGTTGTACACTTTCATATGCGGTAGATGCAGCCTCCTCCCAGGAAATCCCCTCCTGCGCCGCGATTGCCTCCGCATTTGCGATTGTAGACCAGCCCTGTTCAATTCTTGCGATTGTGGCTTCATTTTCCTCCTGTGCCGCATTCAGCTTTTCAAGTGCCTCCTGATAGGCTTCCAGATCATCCCACTCGCCGTGTGACCAGAAATGTTTCCAGCCGCTCATATCATCCATGCGCTTCTGTTCAAGGTTGACATTCTCCTGTGCTTTCGCAATCTCTTCTGTTAATTCTGCCCGTTTTTCCAATGCCTCAATGTAGGTTTCCTGTGCCTGTGCTTGTCGCTGTTCCTCCGCTTGCTGCTCACAGGCCTTTTTCATTGCCTCCACATATTCCTCGGTGCTAAGCGTCGCACCATCCATCTGCGCCGCCAAATCCGGGTATGTTTCCGATAATTTCTTTGTAATTGCTTCCAGTGCCTTTTCCTGTCCCGCAGCAAGATCTGTCTGTGTGGCAAGATCTTCATATTTCTGAATCAGAGATAATGCGCCCAGTTCCGAATTTTTTATCGCTGTGATCTCTGAATGAAAATCCTCGGTAAGTTTAGAAGAACTTTCACAGAGCGCGTCCACTTCCGCTGTAAATCCCTCCACGGTCTGGCGATTCGCCTCAAATGCCGCTGATAAATCATCAATCTGATACTGTAATCGAAGTGCCTCGTCCGATGTTTCACCGTACTTTTCACAGGCATTTTCATATTCGGAATTGAGATTTTTTAGTTCATAGTACTGTTCGCGGGTGGCTGCCGTCATGCCCTCGGTTTCGTCCTCTGCATCCTCGAACATATGATAAAGTGCCACACCTGCAACAACCAATGCAGTTACACCAGATACAACCCATCCGATCGGACCGAGGGAAGTATTAAGTGCGAGGGCAAATGCCTTTATTGCTGGAATAACTGTGGTAGTTGCCGCCTTAGACGCAACATTAAATGCAACTACCCCGGCTGTTACTGTAGTGAGTCCTATCGCAGTTGCGGCAATGATTTTTATAAGAACCGGATGTTCTTGCACAAATCTGGATATCCCATTTAAAATGTCTGTTCCAAGTCCATACAACTTCTCAACAAGTGGATTGAGATTCTGTCCTATGGATATTTTTAGGTTATTCGCCGCATTGGAAAGTTCCTCCTGTGCGTGCGCTGTGGTATCCGTCATGGTTTCATAAGCGGCATCCGTCGCCCCGATGGAATTTTGCATAGCGGCAAGTGTTGTGTTAAACTGTTCTGCCCCCGCATTATAGAGGGCAAGTGCGCCAATCCCCGCCTCCGAACTGCTCCACAACTCATTAAATGCCCCTGCATTGCCATTTACACTTTCCCCCAAGACTGCCATAACATCGCCAAGAGAGTATCCCTGATCCATAAGTTGTGAAAATGAATATCCCGTCTGCTCCAAAAGGACAGCACTTACCATACTTCCACTATCACCTAACTCGTTAAGCATGGATTTTAAGTAGGTACCCGCCTCCGCTGTGGCAATACCGCCCTTTGTCAGTTCGGCGTATGCTGCGGATAAATTATCCATTTCAACGCCGTATGCAGATGCGAGAGGGATCACCTTACCAACGGAAACCGCAAGTTCATCCACCGTTGTTTTACCAAGATTTTGAGTGGTGATCAGCATATCGGAAATCCGTTCTGCCTGACCCGCTTCAAGCTGATAGGCATTAAGAGCTGTAGTAAGTACATCTACCGCAGTAGCGGAACTGGTAAAGCCGCCCCCGGCAAGCTTTGTTGCTGTCGCAGTAAACTGTACGGCATTGGCTGTATCCACACTTGCGGAAAGCGCGGAGTATACTGCTTCCTCTAGGCTATCTGTAAAAACTCCCGTTTCCATCGAAAGTGCGGTGATATCGGAAGAAATCTGAGAAAGAGAAGCTTTCGAAGTATCCGCAATCGTCGATATTTTCTTCATTCCAACTTCAAAAATACTTGCCGCTTTCGAAGCCTCCATAAATGAATCGGCTATTCCTACAACTAATGCCGTTATTCCGGCGGCGGTCAACGCTTTTGAAAGCTCATCCGCTGCATCACTGCTTTTCTTGGCTTCATCCGTCGCTTCTTTTACAGCACCAGACAATTCCTCTGTTGCCTCTGCCGCAACTCTGTTCGCCGCTTCCAGTTCTAATGCTGCCCGGTTTGCCTTATCTGCCGCTGTTGAGAGCTGTTCTAAATCCTCTGTTCCTGAACCAAGAATACGATTGTATTCGTCCATTGCCGCATTTGCCCTTTGCTCTGCTTCAGCAAGCGCATTCATGGCACGCTCTGCCTCTTGGCTTGCATTTGTCAGTTTATCTTTTGCCTCTGCGGAAACTGCCTCATTATTCGCTAGTTCTTCAGATATTTTTGCGGCTTTCTCCATTGCATCAGAGAGGCTTTTTTGATTTTTACCAGCAAATTCAACCGCATCACTCAATCTAGTGCTGGACTGTTCGCACCGCCGCATTGCAGAATCAATCATTTCTAGTGTTTTATCCACATCGTCTAAACTATCTGCAAAATCATCAGAACTAGAGATCACATTTTCCTCTGCGGCTTGAATGTTCGCAATGGAATCCGCAACACCATCACAGGAGGAGGCTGTAGATTGTATTTCGCCGGATATTCCATCAAAAATGGTGTTCATTGATGTTCCAATAGTTTCAAACTGGGTGGAAATGCGTTGCCCGTTCTGCGCTATCCGCTCAAGTGCGCTGCTCATTTCATCAATGATTTGAAATTTTGCCTTTATCCCAGCCATATATCTGTCACCTCCACTTCCTCACCTTTATTGGATACATTTAAAGGGATCGAATTCGACCCCTTTAATTTCAAGCATCTCCTGTGGGTAATTATTTTTTCACCTGCATTGTATCATGCCTGACAGGGTTTCTGTCCTCCTCCAATTCAGAGGCAATGTAAAATAGTTGCATAGGGCGGCTCATGGCTTCAAATTCTTCTGGGCGGAGATGGTGACGCTGCCATAAGACGTGCGCCCAGTATGCGATACTCCCTGCCTCTCTTATTAGTTTTTTGCTGCGTCCAGATCCTCCTCGTCCTTATCGTTTGTACTAGGTGCAAGCCCCAACACCTGCATTACCACCCTGGAAATGTACTCATACTCATCCGCTGTAGAAAAAACCTTGAGCGGCATATCCGTAACGTCAACTGCCCCATAATGTTTCATCAGTTCCGGATCTTTTAAATTCGGATATTGCAATGCTTCGACAATGATATGCCTACTCGCTTTTGCTCCGTTCCTCTCTGTTTTCCAGATAACCTCCCCATTTGCTACAAGCGGATTGCCTTTACTGTCTGTCGCCATACTGCGTCCACGGTATTTGTCATTGATTTTATTGATTTCCTCTTGTGTAAGTTTTTTGATTTCAAGTTGCAGCACGTTCCCCTCTTCGTCCTTGAAGCTCTTTGGTGCAGGTACAGTTACAATTTCTGGCTCTGTGCTACGCATAAAATATTTCAAACTCTTCTTTGTCATGTCCATGATCTCCTTTTCTATAAAATGCAAGCCCCTCATGCTAAACGCAGAGGGGCTTTTTCTTAGACTGTCTTAAATTATCGACTTTGCGTTAAATCCAATAACATCATCAAGCACTTGTCCTTCTGCATCAAGGGAAAGCAACGACAAATCCCCGGTCAGGACAACCCCAATGACCGTAGTCGTATCTGACCCGTTCTGGTCATAATACTCGGAACCTGCATCATTCATAATCCCCTGTATCGTAAACTCCGGTGTTTTCCCGGTCTTGATATAGCCCTGTATGGTTTCCTTTAGCCATGCTGTGGTGCGCCGTCTTGTGATACTGCCGGTAATATCATAGCCCAGCCAGCGGCTGCTTGCGCTCCTATCGCCAAGCTGTCTACCCTTCCATACATCCGGCGTAAATTTGATTTCGCATTTTACGGAATCGAAAACCTCAAGCCCATCAAGAAATACTTTCCCCTCTCTGAGCGATATCGGGTTTTTATGGTACTGTAAAAGCTCACTCATACATTCTCCTCCCTTACCTTGTTGTAACAGTAAAATACAGCTTTTCTGCGCTGTCTACTGCCTGCAAGCCGATATTAAAATACGTTTCATCATCCATGCTTTTTTCCCGGTCAACCAAGAAATCTTCATCGTAGGAAACGTTTTTAATCGCTCCTGCATCGCTGAACTGTTTTAGAATGGTCTTTCCAATGCCCTCCATAATATCCCATCCATCCGGGTTATTGTCGTACTTATTTGGTGGGAAATTAAGCTGCAATGTTTCCTGGAACGTATCATACACACGGATAACACGGTTCTTGCGGTAGCTTTTATCTTTCTTATCCGTAAAGGTAACAAGGCTGTTGATATCATACTCCACAATAATTTCATCCTTATCACCAACCGAAAAGAAAAACTCTCCCGCCTTGATTGCCGCGACCGCCTCTTCGTTGCTTTTCGGATCTACCACTTCCGTAGCCCCTACATACTGAAGGTAAGTAAGACTCTGTTTGTTGGTCATTCCGGCAGTCGCCCCGGCTACCCATGCGCAAGCCTCTGCCCGACTCAACACATCCCCATCAAGGGAAACGCTGTTTGTTACATTGATTACCCCTTCATAATCCATGTTTCCGGCATTAGGGATTACCACCTGTACACCGCGCCCCATACTGTCACGCATATACTTGATTTTAGTCAAAGCCGCCTGTTTAACATTTGTTGCCGTTTCTCCATCAAATGGAAAGGCAACGGTATTGAACTTCACCTTTTCCCAATCGTCAATAAAGGTCGTAATATCCATGTTGGCTGCTTCCTCGTCACTGCCGCCGGAAAGATTCTGCCCTGCGGTTTCTCCAAGGCTACCTTTGCCCGTAAAAGCAATATATGGATTTTCCAGCGCAATCAATTCCTCAACGGTATTTAGTCCCTCATATTGCGCGACTTTATTACCGTCAAGATGAATCAGCACATCATAACCGCCGAGAGGATTTTCGTCCACGGTGACGGTAAGCGCGTTGCCCCGGCTTCCGCCGTACCTTGCTATAGCAGTTAAAGTATTGGTAACGGCTTCGGTATTGGTTTCCTCGTCTGCCGCCTGTGTTGTCATGCTAATCTCTGCCTGCGCCTTTTTCCCTTCGGTCAGGATGTAGACATATACGGTTGTGGCTCTCTTGAATGCCTCCCGAATCAGCAACATCTGACGGTTTGGGTCATTATCATAAATACTGTATCCAAATGTAGCTGCCTCTGCATCCGGGTTATCAGTCGTCAGCTTGATCAATTTTTTCGCCGATCCGTATGTCGCTTTCGGGAGAGGAATAATTACTGTCCCCCTTGTCCCTGCATTGATAACCCCGTTCTTCCTGCCGCTCTCAAAATTGATATAAGTCCCCGGTCGCTCTTTGCCTACAAGCTTGTCAAATCGTCCTCCTGCCATTATTTCACTCCTTTCTTTTTCCATGCCTCAAGATGCGCTCTCATTTCCTCGACGGTATACATCCCCGTCATTCCATAAGTCGCTCCAGCGAATGTGCTTGTCGAAATTCCGAAAAGCTCCCTGCAATTCGCCTGTAACTTCTCTACGGTAAATTTCTGCGCCGCTCTGGTTCCCGCCGTATTTTCCACAGCCCTAGCCGACTTGCCTTTCCCTGCCATAGATTATCCTCCTTTATTCCGTCTGTATGACGGTTGATTGTAATGGTATTGCATACTTCTCTAATGCCTCCGCATAAGCGTCGGAAATCTCTTTTCCGGATTTCATAAAGACATCAAAGCTGAATGACTGCGCTCGGTTCTTTTCCTCCAATGCGTCATTGTACAGCCTCCTGCTACGCCAGTTGATTGTGAGCTGCGCTGCGCCATCGTCCAGCATCTTTAATTTGGGGTCAGATACCCGTACAAAATTTCCTACTATTTCCCTGCCGTCCTCCGCTATAAGTGGAATGAGATTCCTTACCCCTCGTATAGCTGTCACAATCATATTCCCAATGGAATACGCCCCCTGTGCTGTCTGATGAAACAGCTTGATATACCAAGAAAAGTCCATGCTATAAGTACAGAGTGTTTCTCCTCCGGTATCAATCTCCGGCGGCGGGAAGTATGCAGACGGAATAGTAAAATGCTGTGGCACATTCCAGTAATATGGCGGTAGCTCCCCAGCACGGGTCAGCACAAATTTAATTATGCTCGCCATTTCTTGCTCAATCACTCCAATGCCTCCTATCCTCCAAAATAGCGGTCAAGCCATTCTTGTAATTTTGCCTCTAAAAGTTTCGGGTAAATTTTATTCAGTATCCGGAGTGCGCTTTCCCAATAGTGTTTACCTTCTACCCAATGCTGCTTTAACACCATTCCTCCATCTGCTTTCGGATCATAAATAAAACGGTCGCCCTCCCAATACCCAGGAACAAAACGCCGCTCCACACCCTTAGTATTTGTCCAGTGACCATCATTCACATATCCTGCATATTCAACGCTCGTTCCGACTTCTAATACCAGTTCCCCCTCCTGTATATTCCATACATTTCCGTTACTGCCCTTTTGAAAACTAGCTAAGAGTAGCCTAGTATCCATTACTTTCCGTCGCACAATCTCATCCTGTAATATCCTCAAAAACTCGCTTCCAAGCCCTTCTAAAAACAATTCAAGTTCTTTGCGAAACTCCCCTTTTGCCGCCCGCTCCAAACTCCCGAAAAACTCCTTAAACTCGGACATATCAATGTCAACATACTTGCCACTCATAGTGCCTTTTGTCCTCCCGTCCTTTTGACGTAGACGAAAATATGATGGTTTCTGACATTGACAGGCTGTTCCGCTGTGTACTCAAGCCCGGTTGCGCAATCTACAATCTTATCATTGATCCTTATGTCCGTTCCCATCGGAAGAGCAAGCTTGATTTTTGCATCCATAAGGTTTGCCGGAGCCGTCTGCATGATTGTAACATTCTGTGTCTTTACTCCAAAATGGCACTTCTGCTCGCGGATATCCGGATCTTCTGGATAATGAAAAGAGGGAGAAGCAGCCAGCCCGTAACCCGGTGAAGTCTGCTCCTCCCTGTTGTGATAAATGTCGCAACGATGGTTAAGAAAATCTTCAAATGCCATAACTAATCCCCCTTAAAGTTTTCTCATACGAAGCGTTACCCCGTTCCTTGGCTCTGCCTTGACATAATCATCAAGCAAAGCTGCAAGGTCTAACGCCTCTATACTGATTTGGTTTGTTTCTGTAGTGTAGGTGTATTCATCATATGTTTCTGACTTGATCTCCCTCGCTGCGATAATGGAATTGTGACCGTAGGCTTCTGCCAGTATCAGTACCGCCGTCTTTACCGCCTGCGGCAAATCTCCCTCTTTGAATGAGTTATGCGTGTATGTGATAACATACTGCTCCGCCCTCGCAATATCCACTGTGAGCCGTGCATCATTGCGCTGCTGAATCGCTGGTATCTCGGAATATTCTTTGACCTCCTCTGGTGTTACCCACGGTCTATCTGCCATATCACACCTCCTGCCTACTGCCCCTGCTGCTCCGTCATAGTGAGGCTGCCGTAGTCAACCTCATTTTCAGTTTCCGCCTCGCCCAGTTCCGCTTTCAGCTTTGCGATAATATCCGCTTTTTTGGAAATCCCCTTGAGGCTTATTCCCTTGTAGGTAGCAAAAGTTTTTAATTCTGGCACGGTCATTTCTTCCAATGTCTTTTCCGGTTTATGTTCCTCGTTCCCTTCCACTTCTGCTCCGGGAATAACCTCTGTCGCCTCGATTGCTTCAATATAATTCTCCTTACTACTCAAGCCTGCTGGATCAATCCCCATGTCCATAGCGAGTTGCTTAACCTCATCAAAAGGCCATCCCTCAAACTGCCCTCCGTCAAGGTGAGCTTCCTCCGACCCCACCAGCTTAAAATACCCAGTGGCTACCGCTCTATCCGCGATAGCCTTATCTTCTACATACACATCTGGATTTTCCTTTGTGGCGGTCACAATGCCAGTAAAAGAAAGGGCTTTCATTAGCTTCAAATGGTACATAGTCGCCCTCCTCTCTTATTTCAGCCCGGTAATGATCGCTGTAGCATCCAACTCCTCAATAACCGGGTCAAAGTCCAAATGAGTAACATAAAAACGCTTATCCATCATAATCGCCTCTTTGCCCTCAGTAGTCTTGCGGATTTTCACATCATACGTATTGACTACAATAAGGTTCTTTGGATCAGTCAAGATAATCGTGCTATCATCCAGGGACGGACACTCAACTGTTTTAATACGCGCTGGAGAATTGTAAACACTCTCCGGCACTGCGCCGCCTGCGTTCACGACCTTATTCAGCAAAAACAGCTCCCATTCCTGCGCCCGATGAGGGGACATCAACCAGCGAAGCTTTCCATTGTTGTACTTATTCGGAAGTGTTTTCAACGTCTTGTAAAACAGGTCAAGACTCATGCTGCTCTCGCCAGAAGCATCGTAAACATGACCGCCGTTAGAGATCTGCTTAATCCAGCCATCGTTGATATAGAGGAAATCGTGAGCAGGATCTGTCGTTTCTGCATCCTCATCGCCATTCAGGTATAAATCTTCAAGGTCAATACCAAGTCGTGAAGTCATAAGGTCAGTAATAATCTGTTCAAGATTCTGCCCTTCAATGTTCTCGCGCAGAGTTTCCTCCGTAATTTCCCACGGAAGCCGTACTGCTGTGGTAGAATACTCGATCTGACTGGTTTCTACACCTGCCCTATACCCATCATCGGTATTTTCTGTCTTTTTCCGCAGAATACGACTAGCAATACCAATCTTATCAATTTCACCTGTCTTTGCTGTGCGCATTTCATGGCGGACAAGCTTGTTGAGATTCGTTGCCTCAAACGTCTGCTGGATGAATTTTCTTGACTGCTCCGGGTTCAGTAATCCAGAAGAAAGAGAGGCTGTTTCAATCGCTGCCTTTCGAATAATTGTTCTGTTGCTAATTCCCATAATATGTTTTTCCTCCTGTTCTTGTATTAGAGAATGCCATGCAAGTAATGTTGCTCACCTGCGGACTTTTCCACACCGCTATCGTTGAGATTGCTAGGAAGTCCCCTGCTTTTTAATACCGGGTCAATCGCCTTTTCCACTGCTGCGGTAATCATTTCCTCTACCTGATCCGCAGTGATCTGTTCCTCCTGCTGTGGCGCAAGAGCCTTTGCAATAGCCGCCTCAACCATTTTCTCGACGCTCTCCGGTGTAATTTCTGCCGGGGGAGTATTCTCCTTACCTCCGGCTT